CCAGTCTCAACAAGAGACTTGACCCCAAATCGTTATCGAGGAATCCTTCCTCGTGGTGGCTCGAGCTGCAATACGGTTGGACACCTTTGGTGTCTGACGTCTATGACGGCCTTGCCAACTTCTACAATCGTGTAGAGGAAGGTGAGGTTGCCCTAGCCGAGCGCGCTTCTGCTGTCCGTAAATGGACAGTAGTTACGCCTACCGTAAGCAGTGTTGGCTTCGTAAACTACGCCCGCTACACTCAGCGTAAAGCTGTGTGCAAAACGGGTATAATTTACTGGGTTGACAGTTCTCAACTAGCTAACTTGCAAGATTGGGGGATTACAAACCCTCTTCTCCTTGCTTGGGAGCTACTGCCTTACTCATTTGTTGTCGATTGGTTCATCCCAGTCGGTGACTGGCTCGCAACGGTTGATTATAGTCTAGGACTCTCCTTTAAAGAGGGTTTCGAAAGCTATATGACGACTGCCGAGTCAATGAGGGTCTACAAGCCCAAACCTCATGCCACGATACAGAGGACTGTATCGGGGACTGATACGTTTGGTGAGGCGACCTTTAGAAGGGTCAAACTCACGAGCTTTCCTAGCGCTCCCTTTAAGTCCGTTGATAAAAACGGGCTTCGAGGAAAGCGTATAGCGAATGCTCTGGCACTACTCGGGGTGGCGTTCGGTCGAAAGACTAAACGCCGTTAATCGCAACGTACCGTAACGGTACATTTCCTTTGACATAGGAGGCCACAATGGCCGCAATTGGCAATATCGTCATCAATGACGGGCAGGGAACCCCTGTCGCGCATACCTTCAGCCCTTCGCAGGTCTCATCGGAAGTGGTTTCGTACCACGACCGTGTGCTCGGCGTTGTGCTTGGGTATCCGGAACTCTCGCTTAGTCAGAAACTCAGTGCCAATGGCACGGGGTCGATCAAGCAGAGTCTCCGTATCTCCGTCCCCGTTTTGGAGACGGTCACTGGGAGCACTGGCGAGGGCTTCGCGCCCAAGCCGACGCTGGCCTACAAGGAGCGTGCTTTTGTGGAGGTCTACCATGACCCCCGCAGTTCTCTTCAGGAACGAAAGAACCTGAATGCGTACCTCAAGAACGCGTTGGCAAACGCGGCTTGGACGACGCTAGTTGAGAACTACGAAATGCCCTTCTAAGGGGGCGCATCATGGGCCATAAAGAAGCCCTGATGTTGAGGTTTGTCCTATGGTTAGTCGACGCGTTCCTTCGTGAGAAGGTCCGTGTCTTCACGCCTGAGGGACTTAACAAGGTAATCGACGATTACCTTGCCGAGCTGCCAAAGCTCGGTCTCAAAATCGTATCCGCACGTTCCAAAATAGGAGTCGATGATGATAAAATCATGCATCAGAGTGACTCTGAGCCAAGCTCAGACCACTCGCCACGCGTTCCCGATCCCAACCTCTGACCAGATTCTGGACCTCACGGTCCCGTTTGCTGGTTATTACAGGGATACTCTTCGCGGAGTCTCGTCGTGGTTCAACCACGTTCGGGATTTGGCGCTTTGTATCTCAGAGGACGGGTTCGGTTCTCGCTCCCTCCACCACTTCGAAGTTGTTGTTAGCACTCCTG